TTTAGAAAAATAGCCCAGAAGATTAAACCTAAAGGAAGAGTAATCGCGTAGTAAAACTAATAGTAGGGGCGAGACCCCAAACAGAAACCATTAATTTGCTTACCTGTTAGGAGACATGAAATGATCGATAAGTTAAAAGAAGCTATGCAAAATGTAGACGGTGGCGCTGGTACTGAGGATGATGATAAACAAACTATTGTTGACGCCGCCGCCGGAATCAAAACTGAACAGGATCTTGAGAAATCCGTTCAGGATAAACTGGATAGCCTCGGATTAAATCCAGAGTCGGACGACAATATTGATGAGGACGACGACGACAAAACGGATGACAGCAAAACGGATGATGAAGTAGAAGATGAGGGGGGTGGTAAAGCAGATGATGAGGATGCCGAAGTAGAAGACGGTAAGAATACAGATAAAACCACGAGCGAAGACGAGAAGAAGACCGACGATGAGCCGCTCACTCTTCCCGCCCAGTTGATGCAAACTGCTGTTCGCCTTGGTATGTCTGAAAAGGAAGTGAAGGATAACTTCGATAAAAACCCAGAGTTTATGATATCTGCTTTGGGTGAATTGCATAAAGGGGAGAACGGACTCTCGGCTCGGTATGCCCAGATGGGACGTGCAATTCAACAGAAGCAAACTACCACACAGAAGAACACCAGCGATGACAGTGAGAACTCCCCAGAATCATTTGTGGACATCAAGAAATTGAAGGCCCAATATGAGGACGGTGACGAAGAAATGCTACTGATTGACAAGGTTATTAAACCTTTAAATGATGCACTTGGGAAATTATCGAAACAGGTTAATTCACAAGTCCAACCAAACAGTCAGCCCGCATACAGTCAACAGGATGACCGTGCAATACATTCTGAAATCAATAACTTCTTCGCGAATGACAGCTTGAAACAGTTTCAGGAGTATTATGGTACAGTAAAACCGGGGGATGATCCCCGTGTTGTATTGACCGGAGCACAATACAAACATCGCGATGAAGTATGTCAAGAAGGTAATTTGATTCGTACGGGTGCCGATTTTGCCGGAGAAAAACTTTCGGTTACCGATGTATTAAATCGGGCACACTTACAACTTACCGAGCCAATGCGGGCAGAAATGATTCGAGAGAGTCTATCTGCGAAAATTAAAAAGCGTGGAAAAGGTATCTCTATAAAAGCCGGGACTAAACAGGGTACAAAGAAGTCTTCGGAGGAAACCCCAGAGAAACAGCTTGAGCATGATACCGCGAAACGCCTAAAAGCCATAAAATGGTAAGACTTTCAGGAGAAAAAAAATGGGAGTTAGAAATTCAGATTTAGCTGATTTGATCGAGACCACTCTCGCCGATCTGCCTAAACAGCAGTTCGAAGTTATGTGGGATCATCCTCAGTATGAGTTCTGTCGTATATATCAGAACGAAAGGATAGAGATCGATGGTGGAACCTCTATCAAACGTAAAGTAATGCTCGACCCTGCCGGTGGTGCTCATTATCGGCGTCTGTTTGATACAGATGAGCCGGATGTCGAGGACGTTATGAAGGGTATTGACGTTCCATGGACTCAGATTTCGGCAGACTACTCGTGGGATAAGGTAGAGATCCTGCGTAATAGGAATAGTGCGAAGGGTTTCATCAATTTGATGAAGACCAGACGTGTTGCGAAACTCTGGGGTCTTGCGGATCTTATCGAGGAACGTGCATGGAAGACGCCTACGAGTGCGACGGATGATTTGTATCCGTATGGTGTACCGTACTATATCTCTTTCTACGAAGCGGATAGTACCATAAACACCTCGGATGGTTTTAACGGTGAGTTTGTTAAGTTTCAGGATGGAACTTACAGTGCAACAGTAGCGGGCCTCAGTGCAACCACTTATGATAAGTGGAGAAACTACTGTGCGGTATATACCGCGATAGACAATGCGATGTTGAAGAAATTCCGCAAAGCATTTCTGTTGACCAAATTCAAGGCCCCATTGTTTATCAACGATCCTGCCAACACGAGGAATGCGGCTAAACGTATTTATGTTGATGCCGATAACGCTGTTGAGTTGCAGGATTTGGCCGATCAGCGTGACGATAAGCATACTGGTGGTGAGTTAATGGGTAACATCCGGGCTGATGACTCTGGTGTTGTTTATATTAACCGTCTTCCAGTTGTTTATATTCCTGAATTGGTAGGGGCTACGGCCACTCCAATATACTGTGTGGACTTTGAGAAGTTCATTCCGGTTGTTCAGGATGGGTACTGGATGGTTGAAGGTGAGCCGATGGTTGATCGTGGACAGCATACTACGTTCACAGTCTTCCTTGATGGTTCTCATCAGAACCTTTGTATCAACAGGCGAAGAGCAGGATTCGTTCTGCATAAGTCTGCGTAAGTAAAATTAGAATTTAACTTTTTATTGGAGAAATAAAATGGCAAAAGGAAAAGCAACTGTCCGCCAACTCCACAGTTCGGGTTTGATAGGTCATAATGATGCCCCTGATTGGGAGTTTCTCTACGAGACTTCTGTAATCACAGATCCAAGGTTCGTTGTCGGTGACAGAGTTGTAACTCCAGACGGTCGTGTATATCGTTACGCGAAAGCGACTAATATCTTATCAAGCTGTAAGTTTGGCGTGAAGTTTTATGGTCAAATTGGTGACGGAGTAGCAACACAAGTTGCCGCTTCTGCCGCTTTAGGCGATAAGGAAATTAAGATCGCGGCCTCCGGTGTTGCTAAAGATGAGTATCGTGGCGGGTATTTTATGGCCCATGTTACCATTCAACAGTTCCGCGGTATCATCGGTAACACGGCTACTGACGGCGATGGAAAAATCATAGTCTATCTCGATGCGGCTTTGACAAATGCACTTGTAGCTTCTTCTAGCTACTGCGAACTCTTACAGAGTCCATATGCAAATGTTAGACTAACTGCGGGACCAAGTGGTGGATTGTCCGGGAACGATTATTCCTCAGTAGCAGGAATTCCGAACATAATTACCACCGTGGCCGATCAGTTTGTATGGCTACAGACGTGGGGACCAATTTGGATTAATCCTCATGGTTCCAGTCTACAGGATGCCGGTATAACTGGTAGTGAGCGTCAGTTAGTGTTTGACTGTGAAGGTTCTGTCACCCTCGAAGATGATGCGATTCATGGACCTTGTGCTGGTGGCGAGGATATGCAATACGCGGGATTTATTATCGATAGGAGTGCCGCGAGTACTTCTGGCCCGCCTTTAGTTATGTTGCAGATCAGTGTCTAAGTAAAGATGTTATTGGGTGGGTGATTAAGTTCGCCCGCCCATAATTTAGGGAGTAGACGTTAAGTGCGAATACGTTGCCGTAGAAAGAAAATAAGTGCTTTGGATAAATACAGTGGCCGCGGTATCGAAGATGAGGGTGGCTGTGGTGGATGTGGTAATGCGGCATTGCCCTCCGAAGATTACGTAACAAGGAAACTGAGAGAGAAAAAAGAAAGGGGGCAGTAATGTCCGAGGAAGAAAGAAACGAAGAACAAGAGATCGTTGAAGACCAAGACGGTGATACTGAGGAAATAGCCGAAGAGGTCGAAGAGGCCGAGGAAGTACCGGAGGATTATGTTACAAGGAAGTTAAGAGAGAAAGAAGAACGAGAAAACGAATAACTCTATTTAGGGGGTACGATCCATGTTGGATAAAAAAGTAGAAGCGGCTGTAAATGTGGTTGATAAAATATGTTCCGAGTTTCATGGTACGCGGCAAGACCATCAAATGATACAGGAGGCGATACAAATTATCGTGGCCGCGTTGGAACCACCTGAGAATAAGAAGGCCAAGAAGAAGCGAAAAAGTATTTAAGGGGATTTTAATGGAGCCCACCAGTGCCCTAGTATTTGAAGAAGTTCTAACCGAAATGGCTGAACTTGTTGGAATCGCTAACTATGATTCTTCTACAGGTATTTCGATTCACCCGAACGACAAGGGCGATATTGATAAACTCAAACGTGCCGCAAATAATGGTATGCGTCGGTTTATTTCTGATGCCCCTCCGGGGGGTTGGAACTGGATGAAACGCATTATGATGATTAATCTGAGGATAAGTTCGAGTGGTACGGCAGATAGTGGTTCAGCAACAACTCTTGTGGATGGTGAATTAGCTGACACTTATGCAGATGATTACTACAACGGTTTTATCCTTGAGGTTGATGGTGGCACTGGAATTGGTGAGAATGCTCTCGTTACAGATTACACAGGAAATAGTGGTACGTTTACGTTTGCCGCGTTATCTGGTGGAAGTACGCCTGACACTACGACTACATATAGGATAGGTAATCGGTATGCGTTGGACCAGACTTTTGGCGGTCAAGTTGACGGTGATATTACATACCTTCGGAGTTCTGGTGTCGGTCCGATTGAGTGGGTGAACGAGTTGAGTCTACGTGAGTTACGCCAGTTTGCTGGTTCTAGTGGGGGTAATCCTTTCTACGCGGCAACACGACCTTATGGAACTCGTAGGCACGAGATAATTTTCTATCCCGATCCTACGGCGGCGAAAGTTGTTACATTTCCGTACACTTATTTTTTCGATAAGTTGAATATTTTAACAGGAGTAGTGGACTCTGTAACTGGAAGTGCTCCCGCGTTGATAGTTGACGCTGATCGAAATGAACCCAACGATTATTTTAATACTGATTGGTTGGTCGAGGTAACTAGTGGAACAGGTAAAAACAGTTATGGTATTGTCACTGATTTTGTAAAATCATCCGGTACAATTACGGTTGCCGGGTGGTTAGATATCGACGGTACCAGTGTTGGTACTGATCCTGTGGCTAATGATACTTATCGATTACTTCCAGTTAGTAATCTTCAACCCGCTGGATTCGCATTTGATGATATAGTTCGACTGGTGATGAAGGCGGCATGTGAAGCTGAGTTTGAGGATATTTCAGGCGATTGGGAGAATAAATATAATCGAGCATTAACTAATGCTTATAGAATCGATGCTCGATTGGCCCCACGCACAGTGGGTAATTTTGGTGGGGAACAAAGATTTCCCGCTATGAGTTTACTTCGAAGACGGTACTACCAATATGGGACCTCGTGGCCCCGTGATGGTAGTGGTTTAGTGGATACTTATTAATTAAGGCTTGAAATGAAAGGGTAAGAAAATGGGTGGAAGAAGTCATGCACATGCTTTTGACCATAGTAGGATGATCGGGGGACCAGCGGCGGCTGATGGAGTGATTCAAGTTACGTGGAAGACTGAGGATGGAATTTTTTCGGCCTATGGAACTACTGCGGTTGGATCTATCACGGATACAGATACATATGCTCCCGGATGTCAGTATACTGACGTTAATCTCGCCAGAGTGTATGTCAATGAACAGACTGATATAACCTCGGCCCCATCGTGGGTTATTTTAGGGTCACATACGTCATAATCCGGAGGTAATGTGGCTAATTTCCGATTAACTTTCCCTGTTAAGGGGATTAATAAAAGTCGTGTACCGGAAGATCAACCGGAAATGACTTCCCCGGATATGAATAATGTCCGTGCATTTGATGTGCTGGATGAACGTATTCGGGGGGGTCAGCGTCCGGGAATGAAGAAACGATATAGTGAGTGGGTAACAAATGTAGCGTCGGGGACTGGCCCGATTGTGGGTATGTGTGAAGTTTCCATAACGGAGTTATAATATGGCTATTCTTACTTCCTATGATGATCCTGATAATGGTGTCGCGGGGTATATAACCCACGGGGCTATAGATGGGGCCTCTACTAGTGTAGTTGCTCAAGGTTTTAAAATTTCGGGGACTAACGATCTTGAGACGGTACAGGTACGTTTATATAAATTTGATGGTGCCCCGGGTACATTAACTTGCGAGATTCGTAATGTTGATGGTGGTGGTCCCGGGGAAACTGTTTATGCCACCGCAACCTATAACGGAAATCTGATTACAGCGACTACTCCCCCCGGCGAATTAGTCACATTTACGTTTGCCGCCCCCTATTATACGTTAATCGGCGGCACTCAATATTGTTGGGTGGTGTGGGCTGAAAGCGGGGACAGTGAAAATACAGTGAAAACGGTACGTATAGGTTCCTCTCAATATGCTGACGGTATCGCCTACAATGATGCACAGGGTGGGGCTAGTTGGAATCAACGTACCGCAGAAGAATTTATGTTCACCGTTGGCGGAACAGCTTCCACGGTAAGTCCCCCCACAACGGATCGATCCTTTAATAAGAAATTAGTCGTTGTGGGAAGCGACACAGTATTCTATGAGAGTGCGAGTGCCCTCACTGAATTGACCGCCGCACGAGACGGTATTGACTGCACCAATCTTTTACAGATTACCCCGGCATACCAGAAAGTGTTTATAGCGAATGAGACTAATTTAAAAGTCGCCGATTTTGGGAATGTAAAGATTACGACGGCTAACCTCGGATCAAATCCTCCGGATAAAGGGACTCTCTTAACTGGAGGTACTTCTGGGGCGAAAATGGTAGTTGATTATATAACGACGTTATCTAGTGCCTGTGTACTTTACGGGCAACGTATAACTGCTGCCACCTTTACCGCTGAAACTGTGACGGGTACGGATGATGATGGCAACGCCATATCTTTTACGGGGACTGCGGAGGTTGCCAGACCCCATTGGTATGATTGGACCGTGTATGGTGGAGACTCTTCTTATGGAGCGATGCCGAATTTCGCGTCGTTGATTTGCTTATATCGTGGTCGGGTCGTAATATCCGGGAATAAAGAATATTCATTTCAATGGTATATGGCCCGACAAAATCATCCGTTCGATTTTAATTATGCTAAAAATGATGCCCAGACTGCTGTAGCTGGAAGTAATGCCGATGCTGGTGAACTCGGAGATATTGTAACTGCACTTATACCTTTCAAAGATGATTATTTAGTATTTGGTTGCGGGAGTCAGATATGGTATATGGCAGGAGATCCCGCCGCAGGTGGTTCATTGAATGAACTCGATTTAACTACTGGTATTTACGGGCCTCAAGCATGGTGTTTTGATAACGCTGAGAACTTATATTTCTGGGGAACGAACGGCGTATATAAAACAACAATCCCCGGTGTACCGATAAATATCTCCCGGGCCCATTTGCCTAATCTAGTGAAAGATGAGGCGGTAGATTCTTCGACTCATCGTATTACATTAGAATATGATCCCCGGCGGAATGGGATTTTAATCGCGATTACGAAATTCTCTGACAATACACATTCTAATTATTTCTATGATCTTTTAACCCAAGGATTTTTTCCAGAGTCTTCCCATGCTAATTGTGCAGTATACTCGCAATTATTCTATCAAGGGGATGCTCCGGATTATAGGCGGCTATTAGTAGGTTGTTCAGACGGATATATAAGGTACTACGACGAAGATACAAAATCAGACGTTTTAGCCGATGATACCGCAAATGCTATTAATGCGTATTGCACTTGGGGGCCGTTGAAGTTGGCCCAGAACGATGACTATTATGGATTACTTACATCACTTGAAGTTATTACTGCGGGCGGGGCATCTGGGGGGAGTCAGTCTGATTCAAGTGATGTTAGTTTCAATCTATTCGTTGCCGATACCGCAGAAGAGATTCTGGAGAAATTATCAGCGAATACAGACTATCGTGTGACAGGTGTAATTACTGCACCCGGTCGCCCGAAGGGGTCTAAAATAAAGAGGCGACTTCGGGGTATGTTTCTCGGAATACGTTTATGGAATAGTACAGCGGCTCAGACTTGGGCTGTTAATAAAATAATTGGGACCATTAAAAAAAGTGGGAGATTTAGATAATGCCAGATCAAATAGACATTGGGAAATATTTATCTAGTTTATACGGCGATTATTCTCAAAGCCGAGGGCGAAAAGAAACGATGTTCGGTGAGGGGATATCTGCCTTACAAAGTTACGCCGATATATTTAAACCCGGTGGGACTTATGGGGCTGGTACTGAGGCCGCGATAAATCGGGCGGGTACTAAGGCTGTTGCTTCTGGTTACCAGAATCTTGTGAGTGCTGGTCTCTCGAATACAACAGTACCGGGGGGTTTACAAGCTACGTTCGAGGAAGAGGTTGGTATACCCGCACGATTACGGAGTGAGGATAGACGTATGGAACTGTTAGGTGGGGCAACTTCTCAATTAGCGAGTGCCTATACTAACTATAATCCGTTATCTCCCTCGGCGGGAGATATTGCACACCTCGCAACGGGTGGATTTTCCGGAATACAAACTGGACGTATCGCTGATATGAATGCACAATTAGCCGCCAATGCACAGAACCCATATCCATTTGGGCGTTTCGAAGATCAGTTTGGTAGTTCTGGTGGGGGAGGTACTTCCGGTGGTGGGGGTGGTACAGCACCCACGACATCACAGCATCTTGGTGCCGGTGGGTTTTCAAATCCTTATGGTGGAGGTTCCGGGGATGGGGGTTTCGCCGGAGGAGAGTTACCAGTAATGGTTGGGGGACAGCGGGTAGATCCGGGTACAGACACGGCATATTCCGGTGGGATGAGTCAACAAGAATATAAGGCGGCGAACCCAACAGGATACGCAGAGTGGTGGGATCAGATGCAGAGAGCATCTGCATTTGGCCGTCCAATACCACCGAAACCTTGGGAGACAGGTGGGGACGTTTTTGCACCATCGACAGCTATTGATGACCCCTTTGCTGATTATGCGAGTCGTATAAGTGGTGTTTCAGCATATATTTAATAGGAGTTTCTAATGGGCCGAGGTCGGGTAGCACCTCCGATTAAAGATGGAGACTGGACAAGTGTACGACAGGCAATTAATCGTCTAAGTGCTATTACACTTGGCTCGGAGGCTGAACCCACGTTTGCTGGATTAACTCTATCCGGTATGACAGTGGGTTCTGTTTTATTTGCTGGAGCAAGTGGCGTAGTATCACAAGACAATTCTAGTTTATTTTGGGATGACACAAATAATAGACTTGGTATTGGGGTAAATACTCCAGCATATAAATTAGATGTTACTAGTGGAACAGATAATATAGTAGCAAATTTTGAATCAACAGATGCTGAGGCTTTCATTACTTTCCATGATAATACTACAGTAACAAACAGAACTGCAATAGGGGCAATTGGAACAAGAATGGGTATTTTTGCAGGTGGTTCTGAAAGAATAAGTATATTGACCGGGGGAAATGTAGGAATTGGGACAACTACACCATTATCTAAACTTTCAATAAACGGCGGATTACATGTTGGCGGAGATAGTGATGCTGGAGATAATAATTTATTAGTTGACGGTACAATTGGCTCAGGTGTTCATACGATAACGCCGGGGACTGATGTTACAGGACTTATAATAAACAACGAGCACAACTCGACAAATCCACATATTTTATTAAACAATGATACAACAAGTGCAAAAATATTTTTAACAGATGCTGACCACCTTACATTATTATCTACCTCTGGTAATATTAGACTTCAAGCAACTATGGGTGTGATAGATATACGTGGTGGAAGGAACTTAGAATTCTCAAGTGGTGGAAATATTGGTAACGGTGGCGGTGCTGGCACTGATCCTGCAAATATTTGGGCCACAACCAACATCACAGCAGGTGACAATGTTATCACATCTGGTGGTGGTGCAGGAAGCCCAAGTTATACGTTTAAAAACGGCGGTACTTCCGGGATGTGGTTCACTATTGGACCACCCGCGGCATTAAACTTTTCGGTAAACGGGACGTTAAAAGGTGGCTTTCAGACTACCGGATTAGTTATGAATACTGGCTCTATAACTGATACAACAGGAGCGATCAGTTTTGGTAATGAAAACCTCACTACTACTGGCCTTGTTGATATGGGTTCTGCGGTAATAGGCGATGGAACAAATGAAGTGCAAGTATCTGGAACTGGTGATCTGGTTTTTGTAGGTACGGCGGGTTTACCTTTTGGTGAGGCTCACCAAACAGATGGTCTTACGTTTAATGTAACAATGACCACTGTAAATGTTTGGGCCGAAGTAGATGCCGCAACAACTAACATCAATGCAGTGGACCTAAACCTTGTCACCTTTCCGGGCGATCATTATTTATTACTTACAGAAGAAGGAAAGTATTTTATAACTTACAGCTTTACAGCCGAGATAGATAGTGTTGCAGGGGGGGATCAGCATGTAGAATCCGGGATTATGGTTAATGGGTCGATACAAACAGATAGGGGACTAGGACACGAACAATACGCGGCAATAAATAAAGAGAGGAATTTACAAGGCCATACTATTATAGATGTACCAACAAACGGACAAGTAAGTTTGGCCATAAAAAATACGACATCCGGCGGCAAGGTTTTAACAATAGATCATCTCAATATAACTGTAGTACAGCACGGAGGTACCTAATGGGTGTAATACTCACATTAAGAGAAATACCAACTGCAAAGGTGGCTGATGCACTGGCGGGGATATTACGAGAACATCCGGTACCTTTGATACCAGACCCCGATAGTACAGAGGAAACACCATTGCCATATATACCTAAGTATACGGGCAAGGTGTGGGCGGAGAAACTCGCGGAAGATTACCTGAATAGAGAACGCAAGTCCGGTAATATAAAACTGCGTACTGATGCGATAATAGATATTGATATGTTTGAGTAGGAGGCTGATATGCCGGGAAGACAATTTAATCGGTTACCTGCTAGCGGGCCGATGGCTCAACAGGCAGAACAGGAATATAAAGCCGCGAAGAGAGCCGCGGGGGAAGAATACGAGATTGAAGCACGAGCGTTAGGTCAACAAGTTCTTACTGATGCTCAATATCAGAATAAGATGGCTCAACTTCAAGGGAAACATTCCTTGAAGGCACTTCAAATGGATCGGAATTGGGATCAACAAATGACTCAGATCAATGAGTATGAAAAACTCGGTGCCGCAGGAACGATATCTCCCGAACAGGCGGATCAAGCACAGTATGGGATTTCCGGTTATCGAGTTCCCTCACAAAAACAGCCAAATTACCAGAATGAACATAGGAATCTTATCCAAGAGCGTAATCGACTCACAGATATGCTTATAAATAATTGGGCTAAAAAATGGGGGAAATGGCGGAGTATCGAGGAAATAAATAAAGACGGTAAGATTACAAAATGGGGTGATAAGGCGACACCGGAGGAACTACAGCAGATCGAAACCATACAGAATATGATAGGTCAATTCGATGCTTATGAGTTTGAACTTTTAAATAAGTTAGATCCCCAGCAACGTAAAGTTAATCAACTATCGCGGGCGATGTCGATGGGCCCCCGTACACAAGCGACTCCTGGTGTTGGTGGGAAACGCCCTCGTATACTATTGGGGACTGGTACTCCAGAAGATCCACTCCGGGGGTATGCCGACGCCCCAGAACCGGAACGGTTTGAGACCCCGGGTTTCAAGATGACTCGGGAGAAAGCGATTACACGAGCACGGGAACAGCTTGGTACGGGGGCTGACCGTGAACGAATTATAACCCTCGCGAAACAAATATATGGGGCTAAATAATGGACGAGTTAGAATTTATATCGACAGATGAACTTATAGGGGAGTTATCGAGTAGGCATACAGAGTTAATAGTAATTCGCAACAAAGAAAAAAGTAAAGGTGCTAATAAAGTTTTTGTAAAAACTCCGTTCGGTCCTTTGGCGAAACGAAAAAAAGGTTTTGATTTAGTTGAAGCTATAGAAATGTTAGATGCTACGCAAAAGCAATTAGTTATAGAATATTTAGAGGATTAAACAATGCCATTAGATGAATGGGATCAGGCTTATAATACAGTGAATACTCCGGCACCTGTGGAGACGACATCCGTGGAGACCGCACCTAAACAGGATGAGTGGGATAAGGCATATATCGATGTGATCGCCCCGGAGAGTGGTTTGGTTAAAACTATTACGGATCTACCAGAACAGTTCGAGGGAGATATAGCACAGGGTTTTATGAACGCCGCAGAGGGATTATTGCGGATACCCTCGTTGGTTATGGGTCAGGCAAAAAATGCCGCTGTGAAATTCAATGATATGCAAATGCTCGCCGCGGAGGGTGTACCAGAGGAACAGCGAAGGTTACGGCAAAAACATGCTCGCTCAGAGAAAGCCTTTGATAATTTAATTAGTGGCCTTTCAGAAACCGCTGACTGGCATCACACACTACAAAAAAGCATTATTAGGAATCATCCTGAATGGGAATCTGAACCTCCAGAGGGTATAAAAGATCTGCTCCTCAGACCTGATAAATTAGCCCATTCTCTACTGAGGTCTACACCGGTTCTTCTAACCGCAGGTTTCTTAACTGCCGCAGGACAACCGCATGTGGCGACTGCTTTAATGTTCGGGGTGGAAAGTAATGAAGCCTATCACGAGGCAATTCAATATGGAGAATCAAAAGAAACCGCCAACGATGCGGCTGTGGTATATGGTATAGTGGCCGCGGCTCTCGAACAGATGCAATTGAAGGGTATAATGAAAGTCGGTAAGGGGGCGTATAAATCTATACTTAATCGGGCCACTCAGAAAGTAGTTAAGGGCGGTGCAAAGAGTGTTACTAAAGCCATTGCCATTACTGCCTTAAAAGAAGCCGTCGAAGAAATGGCTCAAGGTCAATGGGGCGAGATAACTGCCAAGGCGATTTATGGTAAAAAACAAAAAGGCGGTGTAATAGGTTGGGTTGATCGTCGGGCACAGGAAGCCTATGTTGGATTTATGATGGGTATTATTCCGGGTGGAGGCGGTGCCGCCGCTGGAAAAATTATGGGTGGTCGGGCCTCACAACAGAATAAAGAGTTCTTACCCCCGGAGGTTGACGCGGCTTTACAATCGGATGCGGCTCGGAGTAGTTCAGAATTAACTGAACGTGTACTGGATGAATCAATTGAACGTGGATTAATCTCCCCCACAGAAAAATTACGGTACCAAACTAATCTCACTCCCAAACAAATAAAACAGGTTCTGAAACTCCCAGAAACAGAACAAAAAGATGCTGTGGGGGTTTTCGAGCGAGATAATATAATCCGTGCAGAGCAGGAAGTCCAACAGACTGAGGCTTTTAAGAATATTGGTGAAGAGGTTGATATTAAAATAAAAGAGGGGGGTGCACGTAGGGGTGAGAAAGTCTCTCCGGGCATACCGCCAGTAACCGTGGAAGATTTAATTAGGCGGGGACAACCGGATGCTCTCGAAGAAGCCCAGACCCCGGAAGACAAGCCTAGTCCCCCCGGGGAACCTCCGTATACTCTAGTCGAGACCCAACACGGTTTAGAGGTTCAAGACAAACAAACCGGACGTATAATTGAGCATTTCTATAATGATGATATGAACTCCGATAAAAAAGCCGTCAAGCGTCTCAAAGAAATGAACTCCGATCCTGAACAAGCGGTGAAGTATGATAAATCGACGAACGGACAGAAAGCCCGAATCTCTATATTGGGGAAGCGTCTTGGGTTAATAGATAAAAAAGGAAAACCCGGACCAGCTTTTCGTCGATTTATGAAAGACGTATCTGGAAAAACTTCTCGTAAGGCTTTGACGTGGGGGGAGGCCCAGAAAGTAATCACCGCGATGGAGAAGCATCAACCGACATTCCGTGTGAAGGATAAGGTTACCCCCACTGGTTCTGATATAGTAGGAGAAGTAATTCAGATAAATAAAAAACGGGGTTTGGCGACGGTTCAGTTTAAAGATAAGGTGACCGGTGATACTAATTCTCGTATCTTTAACATGCAGGAATTGGCGTTTCTCGGTGAGGTTCAAGTGGCGACCGAGGAAATGATCGAAACAATTCGTGAATCGCAGAAAATTCAAACCCCCGAAGAACGAATATTTGGGCAGAAAGAAAATCGTCTGCTTAAAAAACATTGGCAGAATGTGAAACGGTACGTGACTGGGTGGCATCATAGTTTAATAAGAGTAAATCGTATGATGGAATGGTTAGATGGTCACGAGAAAGGGCCGAATTGGAACCGTATATTTCGACCCATGTACCAAGCATCATTAGAGGCCGAGGACGCCATTAACCAGCGTTTTGGGGATATCCAAAAGTTTATGCTGGACACCTTTGGATCAGAAGGAACTAAAGGGTTATTCTCTGGGGAGAGGACCCCGGTTAATGACCCAAAATATAGGGATAAAATCTCCCTGTCTCCGGCAGAACGCATGGGTTATTATGTTCTATCAAAAAATGAGGATGGGTTACGACGACTTAAACGTGGTAACCTCGGATCTTTCGGAAATAGGGAGGCGGCACTAAAAGCAATATTGGATTCGGTGTCCGAACAAGAGCAAGCTATGGGTGATTGGGCACTCGAACAATTAAAAGCACAATACCCCCGGGCTAATCAAGCCGCCATTTTCGCATTAGGGCGAGAATTAACTCCCGCGGATAATTATTTCCCGATGTATGCTCCTGCCGAGACTAAAGATTTGGAACAGCAATTCGATTTTTTGACGGCATTAGAAGAGAAAGTGGGTATCCCTAAAACTTCGATGGAGATCTCCGAAACACAAGAGCGTGTAAAAACGTCTACCGGCCCAGTCGAGACTGATTTCTTCCGATCATATTTCCACAATTTTACTCGTGTCGAACAGTTTATTCACATGGCCCCCGCGATAAACGAGGTTCAAAATCTTCTGAATAACAAAGAGTATCGTCACATCCTCAATAAAGCCACTAATGGATATGGCGTGAAAATTATCCATAAGTGGATGAAGGACACCACAAAGGGTCAATCGACGGAGATTAATAACTGGATGGGGAAAACACTTATGGGTCTCCGGACTAACGGTATGATCTATGCGATTGGATTTAACATCCCGTCTGTGATGCGACAACCCCTTTCATTAGGGAATGCGATGGCGATTGATCCTTTGATGATGAAATATGTCCCGATAAACTGGGCGAAGAATAAACAGAGTTGGGGTAATTATCAAGCGATGGACAACGAAGTTATGGGTAAATCTATTATGATGAGAAATCGTAATTTTGATCGTGTTCAGTCTACTCTCAACAATCTTTCGGCCAGAGAGAAACATATTCTAGGGAAAAAGACCTACTCCCAAAAAGCGATATCTTGGATAAAATGGACAGATCGACACACAACCGTTCTTGTATGGAAGTCCTTATATGATGTTGCCTTAGAGCGTAACTTGAATGAAGAACAAGCTATCGCTTTCGCGGATGATGGAGTTAGTAAAACACAACCAATGGGTAATGCCCGGGATCTTCCGGACTTTTTCCGAGGGGGGGCCTTGGAAAAATTACTCTCGACATTCCAAAACCAAGTGAATAATAATTATAATTTCTGGACCCATGATATAATCGGTGAACTAAAGGCCGGGAAGACAAGTAAAAAAGTCGCGGCGTATCGTGTTATGTTCTCGTATGTTATACCCGCATTGTTGTTTGGCATGATCGGACGTGGGGGACCCCCGGAGGATTGGGGTGATGCAGTAGAGGATTTAGCGTTATACCCGCTCGGGTCTTTATTTTTGGTGGGGCGGATAATCTATAATGCTTCACGGGGGTTTGCTGGGGGTGGTACATCGGTGGCTGGAATTGGTATTGGTGAATTGGAGAAGACCATAGCGGCTGGGTTCCGGGGAGATATAGGTAAAGTAGTTAAACACGGTGTTAAAGCCACAGGTGCCCTTACTGGACGTATACCCGCACAGGCCATTCGAACAGCCGAGGGAGCGTATGATCTCGCACAGAATGAGACTGATGACTGGCGTAGGCTAATATATTCAGAGTGGACATTGAGCCGAGGAGATAAAGGGGCCGCCACTCCAATGGGACGTAAACGTAGATTAAGACGACGAACAACACGAAAACGTAAACTGAGGAGAAGATGATGGAACAGAGCGACCACGACAGATTAATTGAAATTGGCGCTGATGTTAAGTGGATCAAAGAGAAACTCAGCGATCATCTAATTAAGCATTGGCGATTTACTGTGTTGGTTATATCACTCGTAGTGGGAGTTATACTTACGGGGAAATTTTTCTCATAAGCTGTACTGTAATAGGATCGAGTGGAGTTGTGTCACTCCAATGGAACACTAATTTTAATGGCTTATCTTTTGCGTATCCTTTTTGTTGCTTCTCCAAGTCTATCTGACGACGCTGTAGATTTTGGACTTGGGTCTGAGAGATATATCCAAACCGTCCCTCTTGAGCCCATATAATCGGCTTCGTCCAGTGGATCGCCGCGGTTAGATGTTTAATAGAGAGGGTATCTCCTGAGTGTTCTATATAGATATACGCTTCCATTATTTTATCGCCCCTTATTGTTATTATTTTCTTTACAGGTCACGAATCGTATATTGCCTTTTTCGTAGTGGCCATTATTGTTAATCCTGTCGATCTGTAACCCTTTAATTTGTTCGAGGTCTGTAAAACCTAAAGTTCCGGTTACGTATTCCCGGAAGTTATGGAGGGACTCGAATTTATTTTCAATACCCCGGCCCCCGTAATGTTTATATTTTGGGTGATCCGGATGATTACAACGGGAGTGCATACCGTAGAACACTTGCCCTAAATGACCTTTAATTGTACGACGATGTTTCCTACCGTACTCTAAGTACTTCTTTCGGTTTCTTCGGCAATACACCCCGTTCCGCCGTTTGATTTTATCTCGATGTCGTAAATAAAAATCTTTTTGCTCAAGGCTTATGCACTTTTTACAACAATGAGTTAGCCCATCTTTCGTCGATTTATTTTTGTGGAACGCATCTACTGGAAGTTCTTGTTTACAATATGAGCATTTTTTAATTTTCATTTTATATTTTCGAGGAAGTCACGCACCCACTGTTTTCGAGTAAACCATTTTCGAAATGTGTGTTTATCATATTTTAGTCTTATTCGTTTCCCTCGACTGTTGAGTAATCCCGGATCAACCCAGTAATATACTCCACGCCAATGAGTACGCTTGACTCCGGTTATCTCAAAGACGTAATCCATAACTTTCATCAGGGGCATATAATCATAGTTCTCGTTCTTCTTAATAAACTTGATCCCCTTGGCAGTAACTCCGTCCTCGATCCGTTGCATACGTTCTTCGAGTTTGTCGATTCGTTCCGGTATGGATCGGGGTCGATTAACCATCCCTTATTATCCTTATAAATTCGTGCATAGACTCGTATTGGAGTTCGAGTAATCGATCTATGTTACTTCGAATCCTTATAAAATCGAAGTCAAGATCTTCAAGAACCTGAATAACCGGATGCGGTTTTGGCTCTGGCACTGAGTTCTTCATACTTCCTCGGGTTGTCTCCATCATGTATACCCGGTTCTCGATCTACATTCCCTAACCACCTCTCCCACGGGATACGTTTTACTATCCATACAGCAACTCGATCCGGATGTTCCCAAAGAGTGAGGGCGACATTCCATACTGTCCCACGTTTCGAAGTTACAATCATAATCCACCCGGAGTGTATGCTCGGAGGGATTCGTTTGAAGCCCCCCAATAACTCTACACTCCCACTGGAGAGGGCCTCACCTATCGCTGGTGTGGGTGGTTTTTCCTCGGCGATCTTAAACAGATCATTCCGAGTTCGTAAATGGACCATCTTCGAGTCTCGCTAATAATCCCGCGACAGTAATTAGATGATATTTCTCGCCATCTAAATCATACCCGATAATACCCGCGGACATATAAATTATCATATCCCCGGCTTCAAGTGGGATCGGTATCTGGGCACCTGTATCTGTAAATACGCCAGGTCCACATGCCAATACTTCTCCCTGACAAACCTGATGTCTGGGATCGTTAGATTTTTTCATCCCCTTCTCAACGTGTTGTGGAACGAGTAAAATTCCACCTGATGAAACTTCTTCCACATGGGGTTTTACCACGATGATATCGCCGAGAGGCATGGGTACACGGTTTTTAGTTAGACCTACTTTTGGATTAGCCATTTTATTCTCTCCTAAATTAAATTCGTATATAATGGTTGGATTTTTTCGTCGCTCAATGGACGAGGCTTCTTTTTTTAAATGGTCCGCCCAATACACACATTCTAATACTCGTGGTACTGGCCCCCCAGCCACACATAAAACTATACACTGTGATCGGTGTTCACAAGTTCTCGTAATTAAGCCTACTTGTTTAGCCATCTTCTTTTGCTGTTTCAGATCCATTTCGTTGTCCTTTATCCTTTGATTAATATTTCCGGGGCGAGGTGGCCCATATTTCTTTTAACCCTATCGATATATTCTCCCTCACGAAAGTCTTTTGGTATAAGTTCACTTGGAGTCACATGAGTAATTTTAATATGTTTCGTACAGATTTTTGTGAATCTTACTGCCTCAAATAACAACCCCACTAAATGTGAACAGAATATAACCACAGTCGTTGGGGCGTTCTTTGAAAATTTCTTGAAGAACGGCGAATCCCACCACGCCTTAAATAATAGCCAAGCACCCTTATGGCCTGATGGATAAGATGTACCGCGGTGTTCTTTGATGAACCTTGTGAATATCTCCTCCGCATAAGCACAATCTAAACGGGTCTCGGTATTCCACACCCATTTTCGCCAATAGACTTTACCGTTGTAATATTGTAGCCACAGACCGAGCGGAGTAAGTTGGACACCCTTTATCCCCGAGAATTTATTCAGGGAAGTAGACTCAAGGACCATAAGTTGTCCGGCATTATTCTTGTAGATCACGGCGGTATGTCCAATGAATCTATAGAACCAATTTCGATTCTCGCAACAGAGCACATCAAAGTTACCCATCTGGTCACGGTATTTAAGGTAATCGTTCATTTTATTTACTCCAGAAATTGTCTCTTGGCATTTTCTCTAACCTGTATCCCGGTGTAGACATAAGTACGTTCTCCCTCTACACGAACTCGTACACGCTCCACAGTGGGTGCCGCTATATGTAAGAGTTGTCCAAATTGCGGACGACTCGTATGTTCCCGGCCACAGGCTTTACACCAACAAGCCCATAATTCATACAGCCCATGAGCCAGAAGTTTATCACTGTCTGCCCCGGTAATAATACAACACTCCGAAACAAACTGAGACATTGCATTTGCCGTAATACGAAAGGTGTTTAACTCATCGTGAGAAGATAATGGGAGTGTAAATTGGCCTCGCTCTCTTAGACGTTTTAATCCTTCTAAAGCCCACGGTACTAATTTATATGCTGATTTTGCTAATCGGCGTTTCAGGCCCCAGTCTTCCTTCCCGACATAAGAATTCGGAAATGATAGTATATTTAAGCGGGACTCTAATGCTCTCGCCCCATCAGGTATTTCAGGTATGATATTAACTGCCATAGTAAACTTACAAGTTAATCGAACTGCGGCCCGTACTGCTTTAAACTTAGCATTAACACCTACAGGATCTCCCCCGATTACCTGTAATAATTTCTCGGATGCTTGGCCAATATTACGCTTCCATCCTACCTTTGCATCCGGTAGAAATGCCGCGGCTTTCCCCTGTAACGGTTCGTATCCAAAATCTGTGGCTAACGCCGATAACTCCGTTGACACTACCTGATCGTCTCCGAGCATTGCCATTAAAATTCCAAGTACAGTTCCTTTCCCTGATCGTGGAGGACCACGAAACATCATCATTTTCTCAAAGCTCATATCCGGGGTTAGATGATACCCGAACCATTCCTGAATAAGATCGATGCAATCCTGTTGATCGTTAAAAATCATACGGAAATAAGATAAGATATCTTCTGCGGTAAGGGATGGATCAAAGTCATACGGGATCGCATTCAAACAAAAGTATCGAGGATCTGGATCTAAGGGACGCAGTTCCCCAGCGAAGTATCGTTCGAGATCTATAATTCCGTTTTGAAATACGATACAGTTTTGTGGTTCTAAATGCTGTTTACAA